GGCTATGAAGAATGCTGATGTCAAGGTGCACGATAACTACGGGCAGATGCACACCAACGATTCGTATGCTCGAGCTAGCGCTGCCATGCAATATCAGAAGATGGCTGGCTTGCCGGAGTACGGTCAGCAGCCTATTCCGGTGGATGACGCCAAGCGCCATGTGAACGCTATCATGCAGTTGCCGACCAACGTTCGGTTGCAGTATCTTGAGCAACTCGAGAACGAATTTCTGGACCACTACCCGGCGGTCCAAGCAGAACTTATTCGCAACGGCTTGCCAGAAGGTATCCTAGTAACGAAGTTCGCTGCTGGCACTGCCTCAGGTCCTATCTGGGCGGAAGCTGCGGGCCGTCCGACAAAGGAACTGGAAGCGGCAACCGGGCTTACCCCGCCGGACTTGACAGCCTTGGAACGCAGCGTCCAACAAGAAATGCGTCCTTGGATTCAAGCCCACTTGTACGGCGACTCTACTGGTAGGAACGCCAACCTGGCTAAGACCCTCTACCAGCAGGCCTACAACACCGTGCTTGGCAAGGTCATGAATGGCACTTCGCCATCGCAGGCTGTCAAGGAAGTAGTCAACGACGTTGTGCACTCGCAGTATTACATTCAAGACACCTACTGGATCCCGAAAAAGATCCAGGAGAAGACGGCCGAAGGTGGGGTAATCAGCACCACCGTCAACGACACTGTGGTCAAGAGCAACCTTGAGTATCGCAAGTTGTCTCTCGATAAGTTCGACCCGGTGGTTACCAACGTTTTCAACAGTTCCTTGCCAGGCTCCTCGAAGCGCGAAGCCTTGGTTTTCCAAGCACAGAAGAACGGTTACTGGCTAGTGAACGAACTTGGCGATGGCGTCTACCTCGGCATGACCGTAGGCATCAACAAAGGAGTGCCTATCATCAATGCTGCCGGTCAACGCTACGAGTTCAAGTTCGCTGATCTTAACCGCACTGGACCTACCGCTAGCGGCAAGATCACGCGTCCTGATTCGAGCAACACGATTCATGGCGAGGAGTTGAATCCTGGCGATACCCTGCCGACAGGCAAGGGAACCCCGGCTCGTGGTGAACTGCTTCCGATTGATAGAAAGAAACCCATCATCGTAAATGACGATGGATCTGTCTCCACTGAACGCACTATCACCATCGAATCCGACGGCAAGTGGTACGTGGTCCCGACCATCGTCAAGGGCAAGGATGTCGGAGAACGTGAGGCAGAAGCCTTGTTCATGGAAGGGCAGAACAAACCGGTGGGCGAGTTTGAGACCCAGAAGGAGGCTGACGCCTACGCGGCCAAGCGTTCTCAACGGATTGGTGAAATGATCAAGGGTAGGAAGTTGCTTCCGAAGGGTTACCGAGGAGGTAACTGATGGCTCAATTCGGCAGACAACCTTACGGCTGGGATCCTGGTTACATTGGCGGACTCGGTGACATCGGCGGCGTTTCTCCTGAGCAGGCCAATGCGGCAGCCGTCGACGAGAACCTGAAGTTCTTCGACTTCAACCGGGCTCGCGACCTTCAGGAAGCCAAGCGCACTCGCCGTCCCGTGTACGGTGGAGAACGCGATCCAACCACTGGTGAAGAGATTCCCATTGGAGAGGAGGCTATTCCTAGGAAGAAGCTGCTGACCGCTGATGAGGCCAACCGCAAGTACGGGATGCCGGCAGACGGTCTCACGTTCAATGAGCCGATCACCGAAGACGCTGCTGCCATCATGGCAGTACGCAAGCGCCAAGAGAAGCTGAATCAGCAGATCCTGGCTGAGGCATATGGTTGGACGGCCGCCAAAGCCTTTGGTATGGGCATCGCGGCCTCACTGGCACAACCTGAACAGATCCCACTGAACGCTCTGCCGTGGACGCGTATCTTCGGTATCGAGATGGCGGGAACAAGGGCTATGGTCGAGTCCCAGAAGTGGGGCACTCGTATGTTGGGTCGCGCGCGCTTGGGGGCAACTGAAGGCCTCATCGGTAGCGCCGTAGCCGAACCCATCCAGTGGGGAGTCGCCCTCAACGAGCAAGCCGACTACTCGCTGTACGATACCCTTGCCAACCTAGCAGGTGGAGCCGTCTTCGGTGGCGGCCTCCATGTGGTTGGTGGTTCAACGGCGGACTGGGCAAAGAGCATCACGCAGAAGACTTGGCGCGACTCGTTGCAGGCTTCTATCGCTCAGGTAGTTGATGGCCGTAACGTGCAGGTTGAGCCGATCGTTCAAAGCGATCCTAATGCTAACATCTCCACGCTGCCGGTCAACGACTTCAACAACCCGCCGAAATCGGTAGTCACGCCGACTCCGCCGCCGGTTACTGAGTACAGTCCGCTTGGCCAACAGATTGCTGCCGAGATTGCCGCTACTCCACCTAAGGTAGAGCCTGAGGCCATTGGCGCCTTCAGTCAGCTGATGGAGAAGTCGCCGGCTATCGTCAAGTTCACTGATGATGGCGTCGAGATCAAAGGAAAGCAGTTTGCCCTGGACACGAAAGAGATTACCTTCAACGGTAAAAAGTTCGTGGCCGCCCCAGAATACGATCCTGTTCAGGGTACGGATCCCCAAGCACAGCTTGATTGGTACGGTCAGTTCAGCCTGGTAAAAGGTATTCCCAAGGTACATAACTTCACAGTACGGGTTGCCATTGACCTGGGTAATGGTAAGATGATGGAACCCCTCGGCGCCGTCGCTGAGGTGGACATCTTCCCTCTGGACAGCTACAACACGGCGAAGGATGATGCCGATGTGATGGCCGAGGTGTCTAAGGCTGTGCACGAGAAGTATGGTCTGCAGATCCAGGTCTACAAGCCGGCACCACTCGCTTCTGAGAAGTGGGTGAAGGCACGCTACATTGCGGGCGAAGCTAAACCTGGGGACATGATCGTTCCTCGCGACGAGTTCTACGATTCGCTGTATCCTGAGGACAAGAAGAATCCGAGCACCCTCCCTTACGTCGGCAAGCACAACCAGTTCCTGAAGATCCCTAAGGAGTTCAGTGACGCCCTCGCTGGTGGGTTGCTTAACGCCGACGAGACCGCTCCGGTGATGGCTGAGAACGGTGTGCAGTCCATTACCGACTTTGTTCTACTGGACCCGCAGTCCCTTGGTTCCAATCAAGGCGGCCTGTACCGTAACAATCTCGACGGCAAGACCTACTACGTCAAGACGTACAAGAACGAAGCGCAGGCCAAGAACGAGTACCTGGCAAATCAGCTATACCAAGGGCTTGGCTTTAGTCATCTTGTTCCGAAGCTTATCCTTATCGGAGGCAAGGGGGAACCGCTTCGTATCGGTTCTGAGTGGGCTCCTGACGCGACGCCGATCACCATGGCCGATGTGTACGAGACCTATACTTTCACTGATCTTACTCCTGTTGAGATGGACAAGCTCAAGGAAATGGCCAGCTCGTGGGTGGTTGACGCCTACTTGGGCAACTGGGATGCTTACGTCTACGGTAACCTGTTACAGGATACTGATGGCAACTACTTCAAGATCGACCAGGGTGGTGCCCTGCTCTACCGCGCCCAAGGTGAACTGAAAGGTGAAGCCTTCGGGAATACCGTCCCTGAACTAGAGACGATGCGAGATCCGCAAATCAATGAGGGATCTGCTCTCGCCGCTACCATCTCTGATCCTGAGAAGGAGAAGTTCTTCCTAGCAGAGATTGCCGGGCTTTCTAACAAAGAGATTACGAACGCAGTAGAGCAGGCACGTTTGCCTGCCAACCAGGCAGAGGAGCTTACTGCCAAGCTGATTGCTCGTCGTGAGTACATCAAGGAAAAGTACATTCGCGATCTGAAGCCGATCCTGGCTGAAAAGAAGGACTACGTCCTCCATACCAAGAACAAGCACGTTTACGAGTGGATCAAGAAGCAGGCACTTGCCCTTCATGCGAAACTGACTGAGGGTGAGCGTAACGCCTTTGCTAAGAACCAGGGCGGGAATGGTGGTATCAACAGCGTGCTTATCAAGGGCAACAAGTTGGGCGATTATGATAAGGAACTGATCAAGAACCTCGATTCGGCTATCGCCAAGTACAGCCTGCCTACTACGACGCGAATGTATCGCTGGATCAACTCCAGCAGCATTGGTATCGACTTCAATAGTCACCAAGACTTTGTTGGTACTGTCTGGAACGATAAGGCCTACCAAAACTTCTCGCCATTCAAGAATAATGCCTTCGCCGATCGTGACGTCGTGCTTGTGGTAGACTTTCCGCCTGGTACCCATATCGCTCCAACTGATGCAGCCTACTCCAAGGGAGCAAGTTCCTTCACGGAGGAGGAGGCTGAGTTTGTCCTTCATCGTGGAGCCTACTATACCATCGACGCCGTGAAGATTATCGGCGGCGACTACGGCTACAAGCATAAGTTCGAGCTTCACCTCACGTACAACCCTGAGAAGGTCAAGGGTCTTCCGCCACAAGAAGTCGCCAACAAGATGATGGCTTGGCAAAAGGAGGCGTCTAATGCCGCCAGCGGGGTCACATCGATTTCACAGGCAGAACTCGATCAGATCATGGCTGAGGTTCCAATCGTCAGGCCTCAGCCGGTCACGCTTACGCAGCAGATTCTCTCTAAGGAAGAAGCCGCTCTCAACGAGATGATCACGGCACTTGAGACTGAAGTACGTGCTAAGATGCTAACTCCTGAAGAGATTGAGATGCTTAACAACTACCTTCAGGACGCCAACGACACGATCAAGGAAGTTTCCTCCTTCACTAAGGCGATGCAAACCGCCTTCAACTGTTACACTATGGCATAATGGCTTCTTACGCTGAATGCGTCGCAATCATCCAGAAGGCTGCTGGTGACACGATCACCAAGGAGCAGGCTGAGGCATTGCTGCAACAGATCGACGACATCACCCAGCTCAAGAAGAATGAGGGCGGGTTGGAAGCCGCCAACTCCCTTGTTCAGGAGCATCTGAATCAGGTTAGTGCTGCCATGAAGATGGAAGCGATGATCGCGAAGCGCGCTTCCCTCATGAACGTAGTCATTCACGACAATGCCCTCACGCAGATCAAGAATTTTAAGAATCCATCGGAAGGTCTATCAGCGCTTCTGGTTGGCTCGGTCAAATCGAACAAAGGTGCCAAGCTTTCTGTTGACGCGCGAGTCAAAGCCATCTCCAACGAGTACGTCGGCAAGCTCGTTCACGACCTCGAAAAAGGCAACCTTCTTGAAGCTTTTGCGTCGGGGAAACTTGATCGAGAGATTGCAAAGGAACTCTGGCAACTACCTGATGGCAAGGAGCCGATATCCGGTTCCCCAGAAGCTTACCGCATTGCAAAGATCATTAGCAATTACCAAAACGATCTTGTTGCGCGACAGAACAGAGCAGGTGCCTGGATTCGCCTACTACCCGGGTACATTGTGCGACAAACGCACGATATGTTCAACATTCGTAAGGCAGGGAAGGAGGCATGGATTAATTCTGTGCTCCCCAAGCTGGATGTCGAGAAAACCTTTGGTACACTTGCGCCGGAGAAGTACCGTGAATTTCTTGCGGGCGCTTATGATGGTCTTGCCACAGGCATCCACTATCGGGCCAAGGGTGCTCAGGAACAGGACGCATCGTACGTACTCCTTGGTTTCAAAGGCCCTAAGAACCTGGCCAAGAAGGTTAGTCAGGAGCGGATCCTCCACTTCAAGTCCGCCGACGATTGGATGGACTACTCTGCCGAGTTCGGCCGAGTCAATCTTCGCGACGCAGTAATCAACGGCCTGCAGCATGGTTCGCGCAACCTGGCACTCCTGCAAACCCTTGGTAGCAACCCCAAGGCAATGGTCGAGCGACTGCTGGCAGATATCCGCAAAGGATCCAAGGGCGATGTAGAGGCGATCGACAAGTTGTCTGAACTGAAGATCATGAACCAGTTCAAGGAGCTTGACGGTACCACCAGTATCCCTGACGGCGTCAGCTTGGCCAAGGTCTCGGCTGGTATCCGGACTGTTCAGAATCTGTCGAAGCTGGGAGCCTCGCTGATCTCGTCGATTACGGACATCCCCTTCCAGGTAGCGGAGATGAAGTACCAAGGGGTGCCACTGCTTGAGGCTTGGTGGAACGCTCTTTGGAACCCGTTCGCTGGTCGCCGTACTGGGTTTGATCGTGAGGTAGCCCAGCTCCTAGGCGCCGGCATTCAAGGTATCCTTGGCGACGTTCATTCGCGGTTTGATGCCGACGATGGGTTCCCAGGAACGATGTCCAAGCTGCAACAAAGGTTCTTCAAGCTCAACGGCATGAACTACTGGAACGACGCCCACCTTGCCGGGGTCTCGCTCTTGATGTCGAGTAACTTCGCCAACCATAGCCAGAAGACGTGGGGAAGCGTTCCGCCTGAGCTTAAGAACCTGATGCAGCAGTACAACCTTGGCGAACGTGAGTGGCCGGTGATGCAGGCCGCCGTTCATAAGGTAGATGACAGCGCTTACATGATGCCTGATGAAGTGCTCAATCTCCCTGACGCGTTGCTTGGAAAATACTTGGGTATATCCACAAGTGAGGCCAGTGGTCCCGCATACACCCGTAAAATAAGGAATGCCAAAGAAGACATCTCGGTCAAGATGAGGACCATGTACACCGATCGGATGTACACGGCTATCCCCCATCCTGGTGCGGCTGAACGAGCGATCATGTTGCAGGGTACCCAGCCTGGTACAGCCCTTGGTGAGGCCCTCCGACTGTTCATGCAGTTCAAGAGTTTCCCGATCTCCGTCATCCGCAAGGGTGTTGGCCGAGAAATCTACGGTAGCGGCGCTGACAGCATCAAGGAAGCGCTGTTCAAGGGTAAGGGCGACATGCTTGGGTTGGTTCACCTGATGGTAACGACCACTCTGTTCGGTTACGCCGCCATGACCATCAAGGATCTGATCAAAGGACGCGAACCTCGGGGTAGCACGGAACTCGATCCCGCGCAGATTGCTAAGCTGGTCGGTTCTGCTATGGCCCAAGGCGGAGGCCTTGGTATTTACGGCGACTTCCTCTTCGGTGAGTTCTCGCGCTACGGTCGATCGTTTACAGCAACCATGGCCGGTCCCAGCCTTGGTCAGATGGATGACCTTGCCGAGATCTATACAAGGCTTCGTAATGGCGATGACGCCGCGGCCCAGGTAGTTCGGCAAGCGATCAACAATACGCCGTTCATCAACATGTTTTACACGCGATCGGCTATCGACTACCTCTTCCTCTACCAACTGCAGGAGATGGTCTCTCCTGGATATTTGCATAGGTTGGAAGCTAGAATCAAGACTGAGAATGATCAATCCTTCTACATGCCGCCCTCCAGTATGATCCCATACGGGGGTGGCGACAAACTACTTGAGAGCGTGCGATGACAATCAGCACCACTACTAACAGACAGGATTCCAACGGCAATGGCAGTTCAACTGCCTTTGTCTTTGCCGTCAGGGTAGACGCTTCAAGTGATCTGACGGTCTACGTGGATGACGTTCTGCGCACCCTCGGTGGTGGTGGGACGTACGACTACACGGCGTCTGGGTATGGGGATCCTGCCGGTGTAACGGTGACCTTTAATACGGCACCCCCTTCCGGCACCGGTAACATCGTTTTCCTGCGTGAGGTAGACTACACGCAGACGGCCGACTACGTTGATGGTGACGAGTTCCCTGCGGCGGTACACGAGGGAGCCCTCGACCGGATCGTCATGATGGTTCAGCAGGTTGTGGAGCTGATTGACCGTACCCCGATTCTCTCTCCCACCACGGCTGCCACGTTGCCCTTTGTTATCCCTGAGCCAGAAGCGGACCAACTGCTAGGGTGGAATGCGGCAGGTACTGAGCTTGAGAACAAGGCTATAACCGACGCCAGTACGACGGTGATTACTGCCTTTGCGGCAACATTGTTGGATGACTCCAACGCGGCGCAGATGCTTACAACGCTGGGCCTGGATACTCGTCTTGATGGGATCAGCAGTGATGGCGCCACGGCGTCGATGCGCATCCCGATTGGTACGACTGCGCAGCGTCCGACACCTGTACAAGGGCAATTGCGGTTCAACACCACCACGGCCAACATCGAGTGGTATGACGGTAGCGCGTGGACTGCCGCCACTGGTCTACAAGGAGGCGGCGCAGTGCTTGAACATGCTCAAAACGTGTCTTCTGACTTCACTATAGAGGCCACTAACAATGGTTTGGCGGCAGGTCCGCTAATTATTGATAGTGGGAAAACTATCACTGTCGCCTCTGGCGCAACACTGGCGGTCGTATGAGCACGCTTCGAGTTACGACTATACAGAATGTCGCTGGTACTCTGACACGTGGATCTATTTGGGCGTGGGCTAATTTCAATGGTACTGGCACGGTAGCTGTTCGAGAAAGTCTAAATGTTTCTTCTGTCACCGACAACGGGGCTGGGGACTACACAGTAAACTTCACTACCGCTCTACCCTCTGCTAACTATGCTGCTCTGCTTTCAAGTCTTTCGCAAACTACTGGAGATGGCCGAGTAATCGCCAATCTTAACGGAACCCTTGGAACTGGAGCTACTACCAAGACTACGACCGCGTGCCGACTTTTACCTAGTTCCAATTCTGTCTCCGGTGCTATGGGAGATTCAGCCGACATAAGTTTCGTAGCCATCGGAACCTGACCATGAGCACACTTCGAGTCAACAATCTGCAAAACGTATCTGGTGGATCGTTGCTCCCGTCTGTGCAGCTTGCTAAGGCGTGGGTGAACTTCAATGGCACAGGCACGGTGGCGATTCGATCAAGTTTCAACGTCACCTCCATTACAGACAACGGCACTGGGGACTACACGGTAAACTTCACCACGGCGCTCACAGATGCGAACTATGTCCCATCTTTCGGTGCGGTTTCATTGAATAACGCTGGGAACCACGACCAAGCTACTATGATTCACGGCACGGCTGCCTCGGCTGTAACCACAAAAACCACTTCAGCACTGCGCTTGTCGTGTGGGGCGATTACCGCCGCCACCCGCGCCGATGGGTTTGATGTGAACGTTGCCATTTTCGGGAACTGACCATGAGCACCATTCGAGCAGATAATTTGGCAACCCGGGACGGCACCTACACCACCTCGATGCAGAACCCTGTGAGAGGCTCTGCCAAGGCGTGGGTGAACTTCAATGGCACTGGCACTGTGGCTATTCGCTCTAGCTACAACGTCACATCAATTACGGACCATGGCGTAGGTGAATACACAATGAATTTCACCAACACGATGGCGGACGCAAACTACGCGGCGGTCGGTACTGGGAACGGGGTAGTACTACAAACTGTAGCTTCTCCACCCACCACAACCACGTTTCGATTTGCAACATACAACGGCAGCTTTGTGCTCAGCGACTACGCGCAGGACTACGTGGCCATCTTCGGCAATTAATTTTCCCTTCCACATAAAGGAGCGACCATGAGCGATACTAGCAAACGAATCATCTTTGACAACGATGACGGCGGTGTTTCTGTGGTAATTCCCGCTCCTAACACGGGGCTTACTCTTCAAGAGGTAGCGGCCAAGGTTGTGCCTGAAGGCAAAGCCTATGAGATTATCGACGCCGTCGACGTGCCGAATGACCGGGAATTCCGCAACGCGTGGAAAAGGGCTGGCAAAACGCTATCGCCTGACCTTGGCAAGGCAAAAGACATTGTCAAGGATCGTATCAGAGAGGAGCGCAAAGAAGCGTTCGCGTTGCTCGATACAGCCTACCTACGGGCCGACGAACAAGGTGACACCGTTACTAAGGCCACGATTGCCGCCAAGAAGCAGGCGCTGCGCGATGCCCCGACCCATCCAGCCATTGTGGGGGCGGTAGCGGTCAACGCCCTCAAAGGTCTGAAGCTGAAAGACATCGTGCCATAATGATGGAAGACGAGCGAAAAACTATCGGCGGCATCGAAGCTCGTGTCGACTATCATGACAAGATGCTTGATGAGATTCGCGAAGACGTCAAGGCGATCAGGAAGACGCTAGACGAAGCGCGAGGCGGGGGCAGAGTAATGCTCTGGTTTGTAGGGCTGGTGAGTGGCGGGATTGGTGCCTTGATCGTCAAGGTCATCAACCTCTTCGGAACCAGGTAGGACCTTTGTCAACTGTAAAGGAGTAATCATGAAACCAGGTTACAAAACGACGGAGTTCTGGGCAACCATTGTCATGGGACTGTTGGCTCAATTCCAACCCATCGCTGAAGCAGCTGGACCAAAGACGGTCGTGGCCACTCAAGCGGCAATTGCTGCGGCGTATGTGCTGAGCCGTGGCGTGGCGAAGATGAATCAGCCGCCCGCGCAGTAATGCGATCTGGGCTGTTCTGGCTGGCCATCTTGGCGATCTTCTCCCTGGCGATGTACCAGCTCTTCGTATTCCTCTGGACACAGGCTTGGGGCATGGCTACTCAATAGCCTACAAAGAAGTTCTGCCAAGCAACGGAACCTCCGACGATCTTGTCGGCTAGGTTCCGTTTCTCTTTAAGGGCACGCAAAATACGTTCATCGATAGTCCGTCGACTGACAAGATCAACGTAGGTGACACGGGCCGCTTGTTGGCCAATACGGTGTATTCGATCCTCACTTTGCGATCGATGCTCAAGATTGTAGCTGTTTGAATAGTATACACTGTTGGCGGAAGCGGTGAGTGTGAGGCTAAAGCGTCCTGTAGAAGGGTTTCCAACAAAGAAGCGACATGTGTCATCATTTTGGAAACGGTGGACTGCATCGCGTCGGTCATTGTCAGATGTGTCGCCAAAGTAGTCGACGACAGATCCATCTCCGAATTCTCGACCGATGGTTTCAACAAGCCCTCGGATATCTGGGACGTAAGTTGCCCAAATAACTGTTTTGCCTCTGGTCTCATCCAACACCTCCATCAGTTGGTCTACACGATTGTTCTTTATCGGAATCACCTTTCCCGTGTCGTCGGTTAGGTGACCACATACCAGCTGGTGTAACCGAACCAACCTTGTCAAGACCATCGGCGCCGTCACCACCGACTGAGCGTTGATCCAGGCTACGGAGTCTTCACAGAGTTGGTTGTAGTGCTTGATCTGTTCCTTAGTAAGCTCGACCTCACGGATCTGATAGACCTTCGGCGGCAGGTCGAGGCACTCATCCTTTGTTACGCGATAGGTGAACGTCTTCAGCTTTTCCCGGAGCTCGTCTTCGTTCTTGAAGCCGATGACCGTCTTGAACTCGTGCCCATTGTTTAGCTTGGTCATCTTCATCTCACAGTACCGCGCCCTGAAGGCGAAGTAACTGGTGAAGCCTAGACAGTCGTAGCCAAGGAACGAGCACTGGCTGTACAGATCAAGGGGCGACTGAGGCATAGGATCGCCAGACAAGATCCGCCGATACCGACTGTACCTGGCGAGCTCCATGAGTTTCTTCGTACGTATCGCCTTGTAGTTCTTGATGCAGGTCGACTCGTCGACGATGATCATCGTACGACCTGACTTGACAAAGCGAAGGGCCGAGGCATACCCACTGGAGTAGGCGATGGCCTCGATGTTCATCACGTAGATCTGCAAGTCGGGATGCGGTTTACGCGGTTCTCGACCCCACACGTGCAGGCTGTATTGAAGCCCTTCAGGCAGGTGCTTTGGCAGTTCGATATCGGGCCAGTTGTTGAAGGCACCCTTGGGGGCGAAGATCATGACCCTGTTTACCTTGCCCGCTAGGTACAGGTGGACGACGTTGTCAATGGTTACCTTGGACTTGCCAGTTCCCATGTCCATCAGGTAGCCGTACCTTGTACTATCGGCCCCCAGCTCCAATGCTTTCAACTGGTGCGCGTAAGGCACCATCTTGAATGAGTACTCGGGGGAATCAAGTATAGGGTGACTATCAGCCATGTCTTTTTCCCGTAAACACCCGCATTATAGGGAATGAGGAAATGAGAAGAAATTGTTACTCTGGGGCTCAATGATGAACAAGTTCTCCTTGGCCCTAGTCACTGCGACGTAGAAGACCCTTTGTTCAGCGTCGGGATCATCGAGCATACCGTTGTACGACCGGAAAGCCATATCAGAGTAGACTACAACATTGTCAGCCTCGCCGCCCTTCGCACCGTGGATTGTAGAAATTTTGATGCGTGGGTGGAGGAGGGATTCACCACGACGACGCGCTGCCAGGAAGTACTCCCGCTCTTTGAACGGAAGTTTAGTGAGAGCTTCATGCCATATCCGGCTAGTATCTTGTAGACTCCCCCCGTAAGCGACAATGAGAGCCTGTTCACTACTTGAGACCTCGTGACCGGCACGGAGTGACTCGTAGGCCTTGATGGCTTGTAGAGATTCGGCCTTAAGGTAGCTCTGCCTACCTTCGTAGGAGTAGCCTTCTTGGTAGCAGATGTCATGGGCTTCCTTCAGGAGGTAGGCATTTCTGGCAAGAATGAGCCAGTTTCCACGGTCAAGGTCAAGGTCACCGAGCGACGATCGATATTGAACATCACCGTCACTGTCTCGTGGTGTGAATTGTTTATCCTGTCGGAATCGGATTTCTCCACTGAGATGTACGGCAAGCTTATGGACCTTCTTTGGAAGCCGGTAAGAATGCCCAAGGACTGTAGTTTCTCCAGGTAAGCCAAGAAAGAGTTCTGAAGCTGCGCCAGCCCAATTGAAGATAGCCTGGTCGTCGTCCCCGGCACAGTATACCACTTGTCTGACATTTTGCATGATCCTTTCAATGACCAACCACTGAAGTCTGCTCAGGTCCTGGGCTTCATCAACAAACAGTACCTCTAGATCTGGCAGGTCGAAGTTGCCAAAGGCAACGTGCCGCAACATATCGTTGAAGTCGTCGATGGCATGCGTCTGCTTGTAGTTGCTGAGCGTCTTGTGGAAGAGCTCCAGCTCACCCCAGCTACAGTCGATACCACCCTTGTCGAACTCCAGCTGAAGGGGCGAGTTTCGAGCAGCGGCGAGACCTTCAAAGAAGATCAACCTATCGCCGAGGTACTCAGCAGTAAGGTCACCCTCCGACATATCGACGAAACCGGAGTAGTCGACGTTGATTGACTCGCACACCTCACGGTAGTGCTTCTTCTGCATGATGTCGCCACGCTCATAGCCCACTACCTTGTAGCAGAAAGCGTGGATCGTCTTGAACCAAACAAGGTCGGTCGGGTTCACACCCTTGATTCGCGAAGCGCGTTCCTTAGCTTCAGTAGCCGCCTTGACGGTGAAGGCAAGGTAACCAATCTTGGACGGCGGTACCCCTGCCTCGAGGTAGCTAGCGAGCATCTCGAGCAGGGTCGCTGTTTTCCCGGTCCCTGGAGGACCGAAGATCTTTTCAATACGGGGCATCTTTAACCTCCGGTGGCGTAAAGGTATCTGCGGGTTTATCCAGATCCTCTATCTTGTAGACGTTGATGTTCTTGTCGGGGCTGCCCGATACCTTGACCCTAAGGTGGGTGTGTTCGGCCTTGTACTGGGTGCGAAGGATGGAAGCAATCTCGTTCGGCTTTACTTCTTTGAACTCAGCGCGCTTCAGGTACTCCATCAGATCCTTCATCCTGAAGAAGAAGACGTTACCTTCCTGGATGACCTTGCCACGAGCTAGATCTTCACGCTTGGCCGAGGGCCGAAGGAAAACGAACTGACGGAAGTACTCACCGAACATTCCCTCAGGCGACGCTTCTGGCGGGGGCTCGATGACGGTGGCTTCAGCTAGCAGGTTCTGTACTAGAAGCTGCCAGGCCTTACTGTTCATCGGCGGAGGCATCTTGTTCAGGAATTCCATGCAGGCTCGCTGGAACTTAAGTTGCGACTGCAGCGACTCCGTGTCTAACTTAAGCTTCCGACCGTCATCCAATGTGATGAACCATATCGGTGGTACGGTGTTGAACTTAACCGCTGAGCTCATCACCGGCATGTCCGTGTGGTCACCTACGCCATACTGACGGGTGCGACAAAGGACCGCGTTACAATGGATTACGAGTGGTGGCTGGGAGCAGTTGTAGGCGTACTCCTTCTTCAGCACCGACTTCTCCACCTCGCGTACTTCTCCTGCAGCAAGCGGTGGTTGGAAGTACTTAGTGTTGTACTCCTCCAGGTGGCTTACCCCGAACATCGACCCGTGCTTCTTACGGGCGTAGACGCCTAGGCCAAAGAGCCCATTGTTACGCGTACCCTGCGGGAAGCCTGTCGTGACCAGGTGCTGCAGACAAGGTGGGCCATCGCTTAGTTCAGCGCTTGGCTTGACGGCACGAGCTGTTCTAAGCTCGTCACGTGAAACTCTCTTGAGTGCGCAAATTTGAAGGAAACTCTTGGCGCTGAGAGGCTCTCCTTCGGCTGTAAAGGCCGTTCGATTTCCAGAAAGATCCCCAAAGTAGGGCATATTGATCCATGAGCCAATGTCTCCTCGCTCAGGAAGTACTTCAGACTGCTTAGGGAATATTTCAGCCCTTCCATAACCAAGGGCAGCAGCGTACTCTTGAAGCTTGGTTCTAACCAGGCCTGCAGGACAGGGTTCTGAACAGAAAAGCCATGCATGGACACCACCGCTCTTACTTGTAGTAAGAACGAGGGGGAGTCCTGGCAATGCTTCAACCCCACGGTATAGAGCTCTTCGATCAACTGTATAGTCATCAATGTCAATGGCACCAAAGTAGACTGTTGAATCGCTTCTAATGGGGACGATGCCGAGTGAGCGCTTTCCATTTAGGTGGTCTTTCCAAGTATCTACCGTCAGCTTCTTGTGGTTAAGGGTAACCTTACCAGTTTGCTTACCGTCACGTTCTCGGGTATCCGTGATCTCAAACGTGCCGTAAGCGTCTTCAAACCCTGAGAACAGGGTCATAAACTGCTCTGCGAGCTCGCTTATATTTTCAGGCACGACGTATCCTCAAGGTAGAAACGGGGCCGAAGCCCCGTTTGGTTGAGCCAGCTGAATTAGAACGGCTCTGCACCGCCAACGCCTTCACCCGGATCGATATCAGTATCGAGTTCTGGGGTGGAGACCTTGACCATACCCTTGACAACGTCAACAGCAAACTTCTTGGCCGCAAGGTAGAGCTGCATGTTGCTCACCTTCTCGTAGGCCAGAATGTCCCAACCGAACCAGTTGTAGTTCTTCTTCGACTCGGGCAACGTGCAAAGCCGATACACGTTGGCGAACATCGGAGGATTGAACAAACCGTTCGGCCCCGACCACTCGATGGCAGCCATCTGACTGTTCCAACGGCGCACCTTCTTCATCTGCGTCCGAGCAAATGAGACGACCACCGGCTGGTGGCGCTGCTGCTCTTTGTCAGTGATCAGGCAGTACATATACCCGGTCGGAATGATCAGGTTGCCGTTTGCGAGAACGTCGAACCCCCGCTCGTCACGGTGCGTCTGTCCGAGGATCTCGTCTCCCGCATGGCTGGCCACGAAACCGCCGCCAGAATCACGGGGCATCCACTCCACATTAGCCCTTTGGTACGCGCAGGGCACCACCAACACACCGTCACGGCTGTCGAAGATCTCCATCGACACGGTGTTGAACAGGTCGCCTTCTTCCGCCCCGTCAACACGCTTGGGGTTCGACTTCATGACCTGCGGCGACAACGCCTGGAGGATGGTCAGGTACGGCAAAGCCAAGTCTTGCACACCAAGGCTTTCACGGCCGATCCCGGAGTCCTGTGCCATCATGGCGGGATCGAAGACGACAATAGACTTATCCTCAGCCACTGCGATTTCCTGCTTCTTGCTTGCTGCCATGATTAGCCTTTCGGAGGTATGAGTTTGGCACGATTGCCGATGTACACCGAGAAAAGATCCATGGGCAATTCCTGGCCCTTTTCGATCTCACCCTTGACAAAGGCTTTCAAGGTTTGTGCGTGCACAGACTCCTTCTGCGTGTACACGATGTTCGCGCCTTCCAGCAACTCTGCCACCTTCTTTGCTTTCTCATCGTCACCACGGCCGAACGAAGTAATGATCTCGTTCTTAATGATGTCGTCGTGCTTGTGCTCTCGCAGCCAGGCAAAAGCTGCCTCCTTCTTCTCCGCTCCAATTGAGGCTGAGTAGTACTGGTCGATCTTCACTTCCCACCCATCGCTCAACTTGAGTTGCTTCACGCCGAGTTCGGTCATCTTTTCGGGGATGGCGACCTCTTGGATTTGGCGGGCCGCTTGTGAGATGTTCAACAAGATAGCTTCCGCCGTTGCCTGCATCTTCTCCAACTCTCTGAACTTCTTCGTCAACGCAGCGAGGTCCTTGACCCCAGCATCGTTGATGACCAAGTTGGCATCAGCTGCCAATAGCTCTAGATCAATGGTCATTGCTGTTCACTCCAGTGCAACTTGATAGGCGTATACGAAGCCGTCATACGGTCCCATCGAAGTATCGTGAATAGGTCCTGTGTACGCGCTAGGTACGCGGCACAGAACGACATTGCTGCTGGATCCCCTGCCAAGAGGAGATAGTCGCCCTCCTTGTAGTGTTTGAGACTCTGCTTGATCTTGCGAAGGGTAGCGTTCATGTCAACTGACATGTTGCCGGGAGGAAGTACATAGACGATGTCGCCCCACTTGCTAGCCGCGTTGGCGATATTGAACTTTGGTACGTCCTGAACGATGAAAACTTTAGGCATGGTGGCCTATTATACCTCAGCTGGGGCTACCAGAAACTGCAAAATTGCCTTATAATTCAAGGGCATAGTGTAGCTCTTCAGCATCACACACTTGCCAAGCTCCGCGCTGTACTGGTGTAGGTAGACGATGTCGTAGTGCCTTGTCATGACGTAGGCTAGGCCGCCGTTCATGTATCGCCGAGTGTGCCAAGCTTTCTGTGCTGGCCGCAGATTGGGTTGCCCGAGACGATCCAACCCTATTTTCGTTTCGACCCAGACTTCAGCACCATCGAAACAAAGGTTAATATCTGGGCAACCAGTACCAGCAACATTCTCAACCCTTTGTAGGTGACAAAGCTTTGACCACGCGGTTTTCAGTAAGTCCTGCAAATGCTCGCGTTCCAACACGATGAATCCCTTCGTTGAGTCGACTCCAGGAAGCTACCCAAATGCTTTCGCACAGGTTCAAGTAACGCCTTTCAGCCACCGTCACCCTCGGTAGAGCGTCCTTGAAGTTAGGGTAGTCGATGTCTTCAGCAAGATCCTTAAGGAAATCGTTGAAGTCCTTCTGCGTGATGTATAGTCGGTAACTGTAGTCGCTGGAAGGGCTATAGAAGATGCCGTCTTCCAAAGGAAACAGATTCTGCAGGTGGGCTTGCTCACGAGCTCTTACCACCAAGTGGGAGGTGAGGGTACTGCGCACCACTGAGATGAAGCCGTACTTAGTATAGATCCACATTTACTTCTTCCGTTTCTCCCCACGAGGGGCCGAGTTCAACGTCAACCATCATTGGGACGCTGATACCGAGATCACGGCCAGTCTGCACCATGATATCGCGAATCTCTTTAGCTTGCCGATCAGTCTCGATCGGGTTGTCTACTTCGTCGTGTACCTGAACAAAGGGCGTGTAACCCGCGTCGTCGAGGTTCAGCATGGCCTGCTTAGTCATGTCGGCCGACGATCCTTGAACCAATCGATTGATGCCGATGTGAGCCTTGTCAGGAGGTAGGTGGCAGTGCCTACCGCCGGCGGTGATCACGTACCCACGGCGCTTCACAACCCTTGTACAGTCTTCCATCAGAAGCTTGATGAAGGGCATGCCTGTGTGGTACGCTTGAAGGAGTTCCTCTCCCTTCTCACCGGCTACTTCGATGATGACTTCGGGCTTACGCCAGTGCGGGATGAACTTTGTCGGTAGCCCGAGTTTACGACAAAGTTTCGCTCCGCCCATTGTGTAGGTAAGACCAAGGTTGATCGTCTTAGCGTCTTTACGCTTAATGTCGACCCCCGACTTAAGCAGGATGAGAGCTCGGGTAAGATCGTGATAATCTGTTGCTGGATCGTCGATATATCGTTGGCGAGCCTCAGCAGCTCCGATAAATCCTCGGAGTGCAGCATAATGGATGGTGATTCTTGGTTCCTGCTGGCTGTAATCGAAAGTGCCCCATCGAGTCCCTGCTGGTGGAACAAATATCCGTCTAATAACTCGAGCCAGTTCCTCGTTTCTTGCAGGGATCTGCTGCACGTTTGGATTTGATGCCGCAAGACGGCCAGATCGCGTTCCGCCTTTCTCAGAGCGAGTCTGCTTAAGCTCGGGATAGATTCGCCCATTATAACAGACATCGATGATCTTCTTACGAATAAAGACATTACCTGCGCGGTCCAACTGTCGAGCGCGTATAATACTCGATGGAAGATCATGGTCTTGGTCACCTAACCAGTCGGCTGTGAATGAGGGATTATCCTTCGCTGTCTTCGGGTAAGGTAGCCCGAGCTGGACAAAGGCCTTTTCGATGCTCTGTCCTGACCAGATGTCTACGTCGAAGCCTGCCACATGGCGGAGCTTGGCCAGCGCTTCTTGCTTCAGCTTCTCAAGGTCGACAAGGGACTTCTCGGCCCGATCGAGATCCACCGGAATCCCTTGGAACCGCATCTTCAGTAGGAGGCGAGTTATCCGCACCTCCAACGCCAAAACCTTGTTCAGGCCCGCCTTATCGATTATCCCATTCTGAGCCAGAAAGACTTCGAGTGTTCCCACGGCATCCTGGATCGCATACGGACCGACATAACGGGCGGGGTAGCGCCACAGGTTCTGTTTGACTTGTTTCTCGGTGCGGTGTCCCAGGGTAGCGGCGTAAGCGAAGAGAAGCTCGTGGGCCTTCCCTGTACTGGTGTACTTAGAGAAGAGAGTATCAGCATCGTAAGTATACTGGTTCTCATCGATCAGAGCTTCCCGTACTTGAATGTCTTGTAGGTCTCCGCCAAGATGGACGTCGTAACACTGCAACCACTCCGCGTCGTAAAGAATCTTAGCTCCAAGCTTCGGTTGACTACCTTGTAGCTCTGTCCGGAGGTATCGTAGGACAAGGTCTGCCGGTAGATTGTCACCGCCCTCGTGGTTAATTGGAAGGTAAGTACTCCATCCAGGGACAGCAAGCGAGATGCCAACCAGGCGGCCAACTCCGCGGACGCCCCCTGGTCCCTTAGTATCAAGCTCAGGGTCGTAGGTTTCAACATCGACCGCAATGTAAGGGGCTGAAGCAAGCGACGGGAATTCATACTTAGGCCTCCAAGGTGAGTCCAAGCTCGGCCTCCCCGTAGATATAGAATTTGCGCTTTGCCTTCTCCCACAGGGCTGTAGCCTTTGTATCGTACGGCAAACCCAGGAAGTGAATCTCTTGGCACGACGTGTTGAGCAGCATCTTCATGCAATGCATGCAAGGGGATGTGGTAACAAAGATTGCCTGGATGGCTTGCGTATCTGGACACTGCATCAAGGCATTCTGCTCAGCATGGATCGCCTCGCATACCTCCAGACCTGAACCAGAAGGATGTCGAGCTCCAGCGCAAGGATGGTCCAGGCAATGAGGAAGGCCAGCTGCAACGCCATTATATCCAGTAGCCAGCACATGGCCCAAGGCGTCCGTAAGTACAGCGCCCACACCACGACGGACACAAGTAGAACGCTGCGCCAGTACATATGCGATCCTCAGGAAGGTGATTTGCTTAGAGACGCGTGCCATGAAACGGTTTCCTTTGCGAATTCGTGGTTTAGCGTTGGTCCGTGATTGTTCTTCCACAAAGACAACGCGTACAGGTGGTCGATGAGCTGGTGAGGAGTTCTGAACTCGTCAATCTGAAGCTCTCTGCACGGACCCCATACCAAAGGGTCAGTAACTATATCGAGCGCTTTTGGAAAGTGTTCGTCGTATAGATGGCAAGACGCCGCCGTGTAGTAGAGAGTTCCTGGATTAACGCGATACCAGAACTCGTTGGTTTGCCTGAGACAAAGGAGGAGGTAGCAGGTAAACATGGAGAAACTGAACCAGTCATAAGGGGCGCCCAGCCACACATCTGAGGATCGCATATTGTAAAAGCAGTGTAGGTGTCCGCCTCGTACCAGGAACTGAACGGAGAGAGAACATGGTACGTCTCTTGTAACCTTCGGCGACTCACGCCAAATGGTTGCAACGGCTTGCCTCGTGGCGAAATCCTTACTAAGGATATCGATAAGGTAAGGCAGTTGGTCAACGAGACGGGGTCCATAGGCACCAAAGAAAAACTGGCCGTCGTCTGAGAATCGGGCAACGTCACCAAATTCGCCGATAGTTGCAACATCATTTCTCCCTGAGAGGATCCACCAGGCCTCGCGTGCCATGAAACGGTACCCGAGACGTCGGTTGACAAGCGAGACGATAGGCCTTCGTATGTCCATCGCAACTTGTCCATTGGGGATTTCATGGGTGATCCCGTTGCGAGAATCAATGAGCGCCCGATCCTTGGCAATCGTGGAAACAAGGCCCATCCAACAATCATTGGCATTACCCCAGATCATTTGCGGGATCGCGCTCATACTTAGCTGCTCCTCTGTCGAAAACGTGGCCGAAGATCCGCCCTTCCTCTATCCCGTAGTACGCCGAGGCCATGTTGCTCTTAAGGGTACTGTGCCCTCGATTGAAGCGCATGTCGTACGCCGGGTGACAGAAGTAGAGCGGTTTGTTGAAGCGGAGGTAGTCACCACCGGAGGGGGCGACATGTTTGTATGCCCGGTCGCCCAGGCATAGGGGAATAAGATCGTACTTACCCAGGAGCTGTCGTGCCATCTCGGGTGTACCACGTGCATTAGTCCATATGAACTGGCTTTCATCGAAGTTGCACTCCTCAAACATCCCCGTCAGGTACAGCGACGAGGCCGCGTAGTCATGAAACGGCCACCAGTCAGTGGCTCGCTTACGCGGGTTAGTTTGATCACCTACGACAATGAAGCGGGCATCCTCGATGTGACCTGTGGCGTTGTAGTTCAGTGGATCTAGGATCCTCGGATCCTGCGACATGCGTCGGGCCATAACCTTGGCGAGGAGCACGTCGATGAAGTCGGTGGAGAAGCAGTCGTCCTTTGTATAGTCGTACCTAACAAAGGTTTTGTCGTGCTTCACGCGGTCCCACATGGCATGATACTGCATAACGACTGGCAAGATGTCATTATACATCTCTTGTCTAGTCAATTTCAGTTGTTCATAGGCATGCAGGTGGTCACGGGTGTTCACGGGTAATGACACCACGCTAATTGCACCATGCTTGTTAATCACCCGTGTCATAAAACGACGCATGAGTGGCCAAGCTGAGCCGCTGCGGTATGCATTGGCATAGCAGAGCTCACTCATCCACAGTCGATCGATGACGACGAGCTTGCCTTGGGCGATGAGCTTGGTAGCCCGATGCAGCGCGGCAGTGTGGTACGTAAACATCCGAAGCTTGTGCCGATAGGTCAAGTGGATGTAGTGGGCACCAGTGCGGCGGACGATCTCCTTGGCTAGCGTGGTCTTGCCACTGCCATCGGGACCGTCGATGATGATTAGACCAGGGGTCATGGATTCTCCTTTCAAGTTGCCCGGTTTTCGTGTCGCTGGCACCGGGCAGCCCCTGGATTCGACTAGACCAAGCTAGGCGATGACACTAAGGATATTATACACCAACAGGACGCCGGTGTTTCGCCTTTTTTACAGAGCACCCGCGCGGCGAAGCAGCTTCGCGAGGTTCTTGCTCGGCGATTCCCATCCCTCCGGCTTACTGATGTCGAAGCGACCGTTCCGCTTCCCGGTGTAGTTGTCGGGATTCTTGCGCTCCTTCATCATGTTGGCCTCGTGGACCATGACAAAGGCGTGCTCGCAGATGCGACCCTCATACTCGTTGATGGTCTTGCCATCCGTGTACGAGACGGTCGTGTACCGGTGGAACCCATGGAAGGTATGTGTTCCGTTAAGCACGTACTCCAAGTCGATCAAGCCATCAATGGCCTTGACCATGTCACGCTCGAGCCGCTGGTCGCGCTTGAACTTGGAGCCAATGAAGAGGAACCCAACGGCATGACCGTACTCGATCAGCTCTTCCAACATGAAGTTGAGCCGGTCGGCTTGGAGTTCATCGTCAGCGATGAAGCCGGGTTGCTCTGGCTGGAGCTTGTCCAAACCAAAGCGCTTGTTGAACTGCAGCACTGCCTGAAGCTGTTTACTCATCATGATTCCTTTCTATGAAGGCGGTCCATTGCGAAGAAGAGGAGTGGTTGGGAGAACGCAGATCGGCCAAAGGTTCAAACCCCCAGGAGGGCAGGCCTTCCTCTTCAGCGTGCGCGGTCAATTCCCACAGGCAGTTACGCGAGCGAGAGGGGTACAACGGGGCAAAGACGGTGGCGAGGTAGTTCGAGTCGTAGTACTCGCGCAGTTCTTCGTACAAGTCGATGACTGCCGATCCCCGACTGTAGATGGCTGCGGTGATGTCCTTCTGGCTAGCGAACGTGCCGTAGCAAGCGCGGATCCCGAGACCCGCTTCTTGGATCATGGAACCAAGGGCGTAGTAGGTCATCTCGTTGACGTGGTTCGCCGCTGCCCCGACCGTGTGGTCGTAGTTCGGTGTCGAGATGAAGATGGTGCCCTTGTGCGTCGTGAGGGTAGCCATCTTCTTCAGCATCCTCAAGGCGTGCTCGGGTTCGACGTGCTCCAACACCTCAAAGCAGGTGACGACGTGGTACTGTCTTGGGAACTCATGCTCACAGAAATCAGTACCCCCGATAAGTTCGAGAGGAAATTTACCCGTGCTGAACATCGCGGGCACTTCCAGTCGGTTAATATCGACGCCGGTATAGCTGCCGGTGACTGGAATATACCTTGAAGAATACATTGTTTTGGCAAGGGGCATCTCCTTTCCGCAGCCGATGTCGAGAACGTGGGCAGCCTTGTACAGCGAGCCCTTCGCCAGGTGCTTGATCACGTGCGACCATCGGAGACAATGGGCGATGTAATCGCGATGGATGAAGCCCCGTGCCTCGGCATTGTCGATCGACAGGTGGGTATTGTCCATGTGCTTACCGCGAGCATTACTCATACGACCTCCGGCAAGGGTGGGATGGCAGGTAGGTTGCCGGCACGATCGCGGTAACAGTTAGTACAGCGCATGGCCGGCAGCACTCGATTGTGGTAGTTGAAATCGTCGTAGCCGGTAGTCAGCTCGTGAGTGGTATGGCAATGTTCACACTCAAGAAGGGCTGAGAAGTCGTTACGATACCGTTTGCGGTAAACTACGATCTTCATAAGTTATCCTTTCAGGAAGAAAAAACCCCCAGGCGCTTTGCAACGACTGGGGGTAGAACCACGCAGGTGACGACCGAGGGGAGAATTGTACCTGCGCGGGGGAGGACCTTACGCGGCCACGAGCACGCCGGCGTCGATCAGCGGACGCTGGTAATAGCCGATGATGCGCTCGACGGGCTGGCGGGTCTTGAAGTCCGGATCAGCGCTGAGCAGCGAGACAAGGGTTGCCTTGTCCACGCCATCACCGCCGGCGGCCTTCACGTGCTTGACGATCAGGGCTGCCTGAGGCGCGATACGGGTACCGGCTGCCGGGTCGTTGGCGAACTTGAACTTCTCGACGCGCATCGCCGGGACGGGCGCCTTGCGTTCCTTCTTGGGGGCCGCCGCATCGGCAGCAGCTTCGCCTTCGGTGGCAACCGGGGGAGCAGTGTTCACATCTTTGGCCTTGGCCATGGTATATCCTTTCGAGTGGTTGGTTGATCGTGAGTGAGTGTTCACATCACGAGAGAATTGTAATCCAACTAGAGGGGGATGTAAATACGAGACGCACTACTCCCCGCAACATATCGCAACTACCTCTTCTGCTTGTACTTCAGGTAGTTCGCATCTGCCTTCGCTTTCTGAGCTTTCTGCATGTCGTCGTACTCAGACTGCGAAACTTGTTTCCCGATCCCCTTAGCAGGTGCTTCGAACTTCGGGGTCGGGGAGGTCAGCAGCGTGCCACCACCGACATCCTCCTTACTGAGAGCGCCGGTCTCGACAAGACCCTTCTTGGTGCGGGCAGAGACGCCGTCATTCGCCATTTCGTGTGATCCTTCCACTGTTCATCAAGGCTTCCCAACCCGTCGGGAGCCGGTTGTGCATCGGATGCGGCTTATGACCTTCGACCTGCCGCAGTTCTTGCAACGCTAGTGACCTTAACCTTTGCAACAGCTGGTCGTACTCGGACAGAAACAAGCGCGATTCGCGAAGCACGTGTCGACCCATACCAGTAAATCGGAAGTCGGCCATCGCATCGTCGGGGTTAGCCAACGTGTGCGCCTCGTTAAGGAAGGACTGCGGAGGCAGGCGATACGTGCGGATGATTCTGAAACCGACGATCTCTTCCACCGCCCAGATAGTCTTGCGCAACATCTGGTCGGATCTCCATCCCCACAGCGGCGGGATGTCCTGGACGTCGTAGTAGTACCCCAGATCGTTGATCAGCATCATGTGGTACAACTGCAACATCCTCGCCTTTGGGCGATGCTTGATCGGCGGTGCCGTGGCCAGATCTGGCGGTGGCGTAGCAATCGTCCACCGTCTTATTTTGTGATGAGCCATAGGATGGATAGTAACACCAGGATGAGGACGGGAATGCCGAGGATTAGGGCGGCGGCAATGGTGTCATCCTTCATTTCAGGCTCCTGATTTCCTTCGCTGCTGCGAGTAGCACGCTATCTGTGCCGGCAGGGGCCAGATATTCGAGTAACTTCGCGCACCGCTCCCGCTCCTCTGCCCTGATCTGTGCTTCGTCGATGAAGCTTGGGGCGCACTCCGGACACATACAGTGGCGTGACGGCGGGTGGTCGTTCATACGATTCTTGCTCGCAGAACGATGTCATATACGTGGTGCTTGCCGTCGATGCTGTGCTGCTTGAGGTACGCCTTGACCTTCTCGTACGTCGGGAAGCCGCGGCGAGTCAAGGCCTTGGCGTCATTGTCCCAGATGCAGAGGTAGTACCGTTGCAGACTGCTGACAACCTTGGCAGTAACAGCGATGTTGCCGACCTTCGCTTGGTTGGCGGCTAGTACACGTGGTGCGATGGACATGCAGGCTCCTTAGTAGCAGGTGGTTGAACAAAGGCCGTTGATGCAGCACGTGACGCAGTACAAGTACTTGCCGTCAGGTAGTGCGATCATGGCGGTGGTGCAGAGGGAGATGAGAAAGATCATGGCTGCTCCTAACCTTGATGGCTTCTTAGCCGGTCAGAAAGTGATTCGGGCTTTTTCTCTTCCATTTCGATGGGGCGATACACATTCATACCGTCATGAACTGTATGGCGCACTACGGAGCACAGCACCGCGCCCTCTGCCAGTTGGCGCAGGACGCGGGCAGCGAGTAGCGCGTGCTTCTCAGTCTCAGTAGCTCCGACACGGGCGCATGCCGCTGCACCCTTCGTGTGCCATTCCGCCGCTTCGGCGTACTCCTCGCGAGTGGTCATAGCAGTAGCCACCAAAAGAAGAAGACGAAGAGGGCCGTGCCCCAGATCGAGGCCCAGCCAACCAAGATGAGACCGTGAATAAATCTATCCATTGCGTTGCTCCTCTAGTTTGCGCTTCACACGCACACGCTTCGCGCGCTCAGCAGCGGTGAAAGGTTTCCAAATAGCATCTTTGCCCGGTCCGAGACCCCATAGCTTCCAGGGGTGGCCATCGGGATTGCGGTCATAGCCGACGATGCGGATCAGGCCGCGTTCGTGCATGTCCTTAAGATGCTTGTTGACGTTGTGCTTGTGGATGCCGAGCAAGTGAACAAGGTCGGCCACGTACGTCGGGCCGAACTGGAGTTCTTGAAGGATGAGCTTCTGCTCAGGCATGAACTGCCGCTTACACTGTGCCATCCAAGAGCTCCGGCCTGTTGGTCTTGATCCAGTAAATCAGGTCGAGCAAGTCCACCCTTGTAAGGTTATAGTGACCTTCGTTCCACGCTTGTACACACGGGCGACCGTTCTCCTCGTCTACCACGAGCTCTACCTCGTACTTCTCGGCGTACTCGCGCACGCCTTCCATTGGCCAAGGCTTCATCGTGTGAGCCTCATAAAGCCGATGGAGATGAGCTTCCCGCGGTAGTATTGAAAGATGCGCCACGGATCTTGCTTGGTGCAGAGCATGTGGCCGTGCTGCATGACAAGGGGCTTCAGCTCGATCTCCGTGAACTCCGACGCGGTACGGCCAGAGCTGATGATCTCGATGATGTCGCAGAGGACCTGTGCTTGTGGTGCGAGCTTCGCGACCTGCTGCTTGAGCTTCTCGGATGGCGGCACGAGGAACTTGTAGATGATCTTGCGCGGTGCTCGCTTCAAAGGGTTCGTGGAGTGATTGGTATCGAGATCCTTGAACACCTCATACCCGTGCGCGCGGTATGGGTTGTACGCGAGCTGGCGGAGTTTGTCGAAGCACGCGAGATCGTCAAAGAGATCGAACTGCTTGCTTATCGCTGCCCGATCCCCGGCTGGTGCACGTGCGGCATAGTCGTGCGCGTCGACGTAGATGTGTTCGTGTCGATCGGGAAGAAGAATGGTTTTGGCCTGGACCAGCGTATCAAAGGACATCCAGCGGCCATTGGGAGCCTTGGCAACCACACCCCGAATGATAGAGTCTGGATGGTTGGGATCGATCATGGTGGGCTTTTCCGCGTGAAAGACAACGCGCGGTGGCTTCTTGCGACGCATAAACACTCCTTTCTATTCTTGGTTGGTTGACCAGCGGGGATTCCGCAGTTGTGGATCAGAGGACGGCTTGCGACCCCTGGTACGCTCTTCCCAGATGGAGGTATCACCCGCACGCGTGAAGACCTTGTGCGGCATCTCCTGTAGCTCGCCATTGGCCTTGCATAACCAGGTCTTGATGGTCATTACCAATGGGATCTGCTCTTTTGTGATAGCATCAGAGTAGAAGACAAAGCGCCTGAAGCCGCCGTTGTACGTATTCTCGAGCCGCGAGAACTCTTTCAAAGTGGCCTTATGGATGGCCATGAGTTGATCGTCGGCATCATACATGTGGCACCAGTACGGATAAAGCCAGCGATCACCACTCGCGTATGTCCGATGCAGACCCGGTACACCACGCATCACGGGATGATGGATGTAGATGGTCTCATAGGCATCGGCCGCAGCGGCATTCTCGGCTCGCTTATCGAGGATCCACTTGTCGTGCGGATCATTGGGATCGAGGTTTCTCATGTACGCCTGTTGTTTCTTGGTTCGCGATACCAAGGGTTGAAAATGGTATATACAAATTTCTGTCTTTAAGGAGTCAACAATAAGACACACACGCGCGGACTAGAACCTTGTAAGAACCTTGATTCGTGTGTTGAAGTGTTGAGTGTGTTATAACACTGGACTATTTTATAACCTGACCCCTTAAAGACAGAAACCCCTATATACTAGTTTTAACTCACCTTTGTTGGGTACTTCCGCTCCATGATGGATTCAGACAAACCCACACACCAATCAAGAATAGATTCGCATACTTCCGTCTTATCTGGATTAGCCGGCACTTCCCAGTTCACCGACTCAGCATACGCCAGCTCGTCTTCCGCCCACATCTGTTCGGCTAGGTCCACGAATGATACTCCTTTTTCCTCCATGTACTGTACTACCTGTTTGATATCCGCTAGCTTGCTTTGCTCCCGGAATAACTCCCGCTCTACTTCTGTGAAGACCTTTGTTCCCATCATCAGTTCCTTTCAGGAAAGAAGAAAGGGCCACTGATTGCTCAGCAGCCCTTGTTCTGCATTACACCACAGCGACCAGCCCTTCGTCGAGCATACGCTTGCGGTAGAACGCGATGATCTTGGCAGCAGACTGTCTCGTCGTGAAACCTTCGTACTGCTCCAGCAGCTCGCACCACATGCTCATCGGCACGGGCTCGTCGTCACGGCCGGCAGACTCGAGCGCCAGCACGCATTGCTTCATCTGCAACGGCGTCTTCGCAGCGAATTCAGTCTTCAGCACCTGATAGTTCTTCTCAGAAGCCTTTGTCTTCTTCGCCGTCACTGCTTTGACTAGCGCCTGCAGTTGCTCTTCGGATGCCTCCATGCCGATGGTTTGAGCCAACGCTTTCAGTTCGACGATGTTCGTGTTCATGGTAACTCACTTTCTTGAGTAAGACCACGCGTGATTGCATGATCGTGAGAATATTCTAAACTAACCGTTCTCAAATGTACACAACTATTTAACTATTTTTATACAAGTATGCAACAGATCATCTGTTACGATGTGGCATGAGGTTCCACGATGTGGCATAGAACAACGTGGCTCAACGATCAAGAGTACTATCTCCTGTTAATAAGGACCTAGATCCTAGTTCCACCAACCTGACCTATCCTACCATGGTTCGCGATCCGGGTACACCGATCCGTGCATATCCATTCACTTTCTGGCCCCCTGTGTCCTCGATCCTCGCTGCCTGGGCCCAGGGTGGCCCCTTTATAGAGACCCCAAGATCGCGCGAGGTAACGCGTCTCCGGAGGTAGCCTAGGGGTTCCCCGAATCAAGGTCCTCGAATCACGTTACACTATCCCCGCACGAGCTGAGATAGCGCTCCGAGTCGGGGAAGGGCCGGCGCCACAACTAGAGAGGGATTTCATGTCCACTCGACGCAATGCAGTAGTGTTCGGGGCGTACAGCGAGGTAATCAACGATGACCTCAAGGAGCAGCTGAAAGACCTTGGTTGCGATCCTATCGCTATTCTGGCGGAGATGGCGCTAGATGAGATGGCCAAACCAGAGCTTAGGTTAGCGGCAGCGAGGGAATTGGCTCAGTATGTGCGGCCAAAGCTGAAGGCCGTCGACATCAAGGTTGAGCAGAAGATCAACCGAGGCGTTGCGATCATCCGGTACAGTGAGGTCGATCCGGAGGCGGCAGCTATTGCCAGAGAAGCGGCGAAGCTACAGAACACTGGTACGGATGGCAAGGTGCCCGTTACCCCAGAGGAGGTGGCCAAGGCAACCTTTGACATGCAGCGGGAAACGGAGATGATCAGTGGGGTGATGGTGGAGCATCTGCGGAAAGAGGCGGAGAAGCCGCGGGAGCGCTTTGTCAACGTGGGCGAGGTGATCACGGAGATTCTGGATGAGGAAGAGCCGGAAGGCGTAGTGCCGCCGTACGTCGATAGTCACGGGAGAATGGATAGAAATGGAAAGCCCCAAGGCAGGACCTTTGACAACGCCGAAGTACAAGAAGACGACGGGAGATGGTCGGCTACTCGTCCCTATCGATTGGGCTCCTAGGCCGTACCAGCGACCATTATGGCAATACCTGGAGAACGGCGGCAAGCGCGCGGTCGCGGTCTGGCACCGGCGGGCGGGAAAAGATACGGTGGCTTTGAATTGGACGGTAGTTGCCGCCTTACAGCGGCCTGGGATCTACTGGCACCTGTTGCCGACGTACAACCAAGGGCGAAAGATTGTCTGGGATGGCCGGTCGAAAGAGGGTCGCCCCATGCTATCTTACTGGCCAGAGGATATGATCGTCGGCGTTAACAACACCGAGATGAAACTGGAGCTAAGCAATGGCTCGATTTGGCAGGTTGTGGGAACGGACAACGTGGACCGCCTGGTGGGAGCGAATCCTGTTGGCTGTGTATTTAGCGAGTACTCGCTACAAGACCCCCGGGCGTGGGATTACGTAAGACCTATCCTTGCGGAGAATGACGGGTGGGCAATGTTCATATATACACCCAGGGGTAGAAATCACGGGTATGCGTTGCACAAGATGGCGCAGAAGAACCCGACGTGGTTCTCGCAGGTCTTGACAAGGGATGACACGAACGCGATTCCAGCTTCGGCCATCCAGGAGGAACTGGACGCAGGGATGCCGGTGGAGATGGTCGAGCAGGAGTTCTTCTGCTCGTTCAACGCCAGCCTTGTTGGGGCCTACTACGCGCAGCAGATTGCGACAGCGTACACGGAGCTGAGAGTTGGTAAGGTACCGTGGGAGCCGAGGTTGCCAGTGAACACGGCCTGGGACTTGGGGATGGGCGATGCCACAGCCATCTGGTTTCACCAAGGTTACGGCAACGAGAATCGGATCATCGACTACTACGAGTCGAGTGGGATGCCGCTGTCGCACTATGCGAAGATCCTGAAGGAGAAGCCGTACGCCTACGGGAAACACCACGGGCCGCATGATATACGCGTGCGCGAGATGGGGACTGGCAAGAGCCGGTTCGAGGTTGCCCGATCCCTGGGGATTCGGTTCAACATTGTCAAGAACCTGCCGGTGGACGACGGGATTGACGCGGTCAGGAACTTCCTGATGTCATGTTGGATTGACGAGGTAAAGTGTGAGCGCGGTCTAGAAGGCCTTAAGCAGTACCGGAAGGACTTCGACGACGTCAAGAAGGTGTACCGCGACAAGCCGGTGCACGATTGGTCGTCCCATCCGGCCGATGCGTTTAGGTACCTGGCGGTTGGTGAGCGGCACCCGGTGGATCAGTTGCGGAAACTGCCACGCGAAGCGGACAGCGAGTACAACGTACTAACTTACTAGGAGCCTCCATGAGTTGGCTTAACCTCAAGAACCCATTCAAGTTCGCTGCCGGCATCGTCAAGGGCGACTGGAACATGACGAAACCGGCGGCCCCTGAGGCGGCACCGGCTGCACCCATGGCAGCGCCTACCTCGGGCGATCCGGCGGTGGCTGCGGCGGCTGAAGCAGAGCGGATGCGCCTGGCAAAGGCTAAGGGCCGGCAGAGTACGATCTTGTCGGGGCTCGGGACTAGCAGTTCGGGTGGCCAGAACGTTCAGATCAAGACCCTCTTGGGAGGCTAAGTGGACGATACTGATCTGGCAGGTAGGATCATTGCCCGCTGCGATAAGCTAAAATCGGATCGCGGTTCGTGGAACCAGATCTGGCAGGAGTGTAGCGACTACATTCTGCCACGGCGGTCGCTATTTACCCGTCAGGTCAGCACTCCGACCAACCAGGTACAGGTCAACATCTACGACGGCACGGCCGTTTGGGCCAACGAACAGCTCGCGAGTGGCCTTCACTCGTATCTGACGTCCCCAAATGAGCGTTTCTTCAGGCTTCAGTTCAAGTCGCCTGAGATGAAGGACGACGAAGAGGCCAATCTCTGGCTCGAAGAGTGCACGACGATCATGTACGACGTCCTGAACTCGCCAAAGACGAACTTTTCGCCTCAAATCCATGAGCTTTACCTGGACTTGGGAGCCTTTGGTACGGCAATCATGATGATCGAGGAGGCCGACGACCCTCGCGGGCCCCCCGTTCGGTTCTGCACGTACCATCTTGGCCGCACGTATATCGACGAGAACTACTACGGTCAGGTCGACACCGTCTACCGGGACATGACGCTCAATCCGCGGGTCGCCCAACAGTTCTTTGGGGACCATCCGGACATTATCCAGGCTCTGGCGTCCAAAGCCAACACGGATCTTGAGTTCGTCCATGCCATCTTCCCCCGGAAAGAGATGGACAGTGCTCCGGGCATCAAGTTGCCTGAGCGGATGCCCTACGGTTCGGTCTACATCCACCGTAAGACCAAGGCGATCATGCGGCAGTCGGGCTATTATGAGTTCCCGGTGGTCGCTCCGCGCTGGTCGAAGATTACTGGCGAGATCAATGGTCGCGGGCCTGGGGTAACGTGCCTCCCGGACATCAAGATGGTCAACGAGATGGCGAAAACGTTGATCAAAGCCTCCCAGAAGGCTGTGGATCCGCCTCTCATGCTGCCGGATGAAGGGTTCCTGCTGCCGATCAAGACTATGCCTGGCGGCCTGAACTTCTACAACGCCGGAATGGATGAGCATGACCGGATCCAGCCGCTCCAGACGAACGCAAACATCCCGATCGGTCTCGAGATCATGGATTCGCGTCGCGAGCATATCATGCGCACGTTCTTCCTCGATGCCATGCAGCTTCATGAGGGCCCGGAGATGACGGCCACGGAAGTGATGCAGCGGACCGAGGATCGCATGCGAATGATGGCTCCGGCCGTGTCTCGGCTGCAGTCGGAACTGCTCGACCCCACAATCGAACGCGTTTTCGCCATCCTGGCGCGGCGAGGGTTCTTTCCGCCCATTCCGGCCCACATTCAAGGCCTTGACCTGAAGATCGAGTACGTGTCCCCGGTGGCCAAGGCCCAGAAGCGTGGACAAGCCTACGGCTTCACTCGGATGCTGGAGTTGCTGATGCCGATCGGGCAGATGAAGCCCGAGATGTACGACAACTTCGACCCCGACGGGACGGTTCACTTCATGGCCGACCTGTTCGATGCACCGAGTCAGATGGTCTTGCCGCAGAGCAAGGTGGACGAGATTCGAGCGGCGCGCAATCAAGCGGCCAAGGAAGCTAATGATGCCCAACAGCAAAATCTTGAAGCTGACACCAGCGTCAAAGAAACCAAAGCCGCCCAACAAGCTACAAGCCTTACTGGCGGGGGTCTCAAGAGTGTCAAGTAAGCTGCTGGCCAGGCTACACCGATCGCGTGACCTTCGTCGTGCGTACCGGTTGACCTTCAGCACTCCTCAAGGGCAGGACGTGCTGCGGCACATCGTCAAGACCGCCTTTGTTCACTCGTCCACCTTCGTCCAAGGGGATCCTCAACAAACCATGCTTAATGAGGGCACTCGTCGGCTTGCCCTCAGTATCTTCAAGATGGCAAATGTCGACGACACGCTGGTCAATCAACTGATAGAGGAAAATTATCGTGAATCCGTGGAACAACAGTTGGCCGCTTCAGAGTCCTGAGGGCGGCGACGCGGGTAATTCCGGAGGTGGTGGTACGGCAATGGGTGGCGGCGGTGGCGGTGGAGATTTTGCTTCAATGATCCCCGCCGAGTTCAAGGATCACCCCAGCCTGCAGTCGATCAAGGACATGAACGGGCTGGTGAAGAGCTACGTCCATGCCCAGTCGCTCGTCGGTGCCGAGAAGATCGTCATCCCCAAAAAGGATGCTGGCCCAGACGAATGGACGAAGGTCTACGAGAAGCTAGGCCGGCCTTCCACTCCTGAAGGCTACCAGCTGGAAGAAGCTCAGCTGCCGGAAGGTGTCGAGCGTGACGCCGACCGCGAAAAGCAACTTCGAGAGCTGCTCTTCAAGTCTGGCCTCACCAATGCCCAGGCCAACACCATCTGGAAGCAGCTGCAGGCGGAAGCCGTGTCAGCCTTTGATTCTGAGAGGGTTTCTCGGCAAGAGGCTGCCAAAAAGGCTGTCGAAGTGCTTCGGGGTGAGTGGAAAGATCAGTTCGATACGAACATGTCCAAGGCGAAGAACGCGGCCAAGATCTTTGGCGGCCAAGAGCTTTTGGACGTGCTTGATTCCTCTGGGCTCGGGAATGATCCGCGTGTAATCAAGGCATTCACTGCTATTGGCAAATTGGTCTCCGAAGACCAAAGTGTCTACGCGCGGGCTACGGCGCATGGTTTTCAACCTGGCCCTGAACAGGCTAAGATTGACATTGCCAACCTCCAGACGAACAAGGAGTTCATGGATGCGTACATGACGCCCACGAACCCAGGGCACGCGGCAGCCAAAGAACGGATGAATCGGCTGTATCAAACGGCGTTTCCTTAACTTTCCGAAATCCTGCACGAGTAGGTGGCTAATATCTACTCGTGCGGTGAGCCTCATGGTCCACACAACGAAAGCAGGGTCTGCTTGAAGGCCAAGGAAAGGTTCCGGTAACGGGTAAATCTTCCGAAACAAAGTTCCCCAACTTTCTTCGGAGGTAGCATGTCAGTCAACATTCCAACCCATTTTGTGCAGCAATACAGCCAGAACATTCAGCTGTTGCTGCAGCAGAAGGGTTCCAAGCTTCGTGGCGCTGTGATGACCGGTACCCATACCGGCAAGCAGGCCTCCCCGGTCGACCAATTCGGTGCCATCGAAATGCAGCCGGTCACCAGCCGGTTCGCGCCGATGAGCCGCGTGGATGCACCAACCGATCGCCGGTGGGTCTTCCCCTCGGACTTCGATCTGCCGCAACTCATCGACTCGTTCGACAAACTGCGCCTGATCACCGATCCTTCTTCGTCCTATGTGATGAACGCCACCATGGCGGCTGGTCGACAGTTCGACAAGCTGATCTGTGACGCGTTCGCTGCAACGGCCAAGACGGGTGAAGCCGGTGGCACGAGCACCACGGTGCTGGCGGCCAACGAGGTCGACGTCGCTGTGGGTGGTACCAACTCGCGTCTGAACGTGGCGAAGATCAAGGCCGTCAAGGAAATCATGATGGCCAACTTCATCGACTTCGACACCGAAGAGGCCTACATCGGTATCACTGCCGCCGACCACGCCGCCCTCCTGAACGAGATCCAGGTGATCTCTTCGGACTTCAACGATCGCCCTGTCCTGGTCAATGGCAAGGTGACGTCCTTCCTGGGCTTCAACTTCATTCACTGCGAGCAGATCGAAACCCGACTTGCTGGCACGAACGAGGTGACGTTGCCTGTGTGGGTCAAGTCCGGGATGTACCTGGGCCTGTGGAACGATATGAGCCACAGCATCTCTCAACGGAATGATCTGCAGAGTGAGCCTTGGCAGGTCTATACCATCATGACCGCTGGCGCGACCCGTCTTGAAGAGAAGAAGGTCTACGCCATCGAGTCCTACCGCTAAGGAGATCTAGCATGGCAATCGATCTGACTCTCAAATCCGTCCAGATTACCAACCGTGAAGCTACGCCTCGGGTCTTCAACAACCCGGGCGCGGGCGCACCTGGTATCCTCCGGACGGTCCAAGGCTACCTGGCCTCGGTCACGGCGGCACTTTCCGCGACGTCTGTCATCCGCATGTGCGAGATCGATGCGTACGCGATCGTGGATCGTGTGACGTTCGCCTCGGCAGCGCAGGCTGGTGGCACCTTCGACATCGGTGTGTATCGCACCAATGCTGACGGTGGGGCGGTGGTGGACCAAGACTTCTTCGCAACGGCAGTCGCAGTCACCTCGGCGGTGGCTCTGACGGACGTGACGAACGAGTCGACGACCAACACCATCCTGAAGCAGACGCAACCCCTGTGGCAAGCTCTTGGGGTAGCAACTGCTCCGGCTCCTGGTACCAAGTACGATATCTGTCTGACAGTTGCGACGGACATCACGACTGGTACCGGTGCGGTCGGCCTGAAGGCCCACTACACCCTGTAAAGGTACGGGGGGCGGGCAACCGCTCCCCCCCTTCTAGGAGAACCGCATGGCAGACCGTTTCTACTCCGTTTCGCTCGGCGAGCAGATGGAGCACCAGGTTACAGAAGGTGCTTCTACCTCGGCCGAAGCTATCGAACTTCGCGTTAACGACACCGTTTACGCCACCAAGCTGCAGGTCCTACTTGCTTTGGAAGCCATCGAGAATTACTTGGCTACCAAGGAAACCAGCCCGATCGCTTGAGGTGAGCCATGGCTGACGCCATTCGTGCAGTTGCTCGCGCCGCTATTCAGTCCAACGTCCCTGCGTGTACGTTCACGTGGACAGGCCTTGACCTGGACGACTCAGGCGTTCCTGTGCAGTGCTTGGACTTTATCGAGCGCTGTGTCACCGTTCACGGTACTTTTGGGGCTGGTGGCTCGATCACCATCCAAGGGTCCAACGACGGTACCAACTGGTTCGCGCTCACAGATCCTCAAGGCAACGCCCTCACCAAGACGGCTGCCGCGATCGAGCAAGTTCTTGAGAGCCCTTTGTACATCAGGCCACTCGTGACGGCTGGCGACGGTACAACCAGCTTGACTGTGATCCTGCTTTGCCGGAGGTCTGACTGATGGAAAATCTGGGCTACACGCAGGCCGCTGAGGAAGTTCGTAAGATTCTTCGCGGCTTCAAGGCAGTGGAAGAAGTGTCGGCCGCTCTCGACAAGATGGGCTCGCTGGAAACGGCGACCAAGGAGCAAGAGGCTGCACACAAGAAGATCACCGAGGTCATCGCTGCGGCTAAGGCTGAACACGATCGCAATCTTGCGGCCTTCGCTGCGCAACAAAAAGCGGCTAAGGCTAAGTTGGACAAAGCCCACCTCGACGCGAACAACGTCATCGGGATGGCTAAGGCAGAGGCCGCTCAGATCATTAAGACCGGTCAAGAAGATCTTGAGAAGGTCTTGACGCTGATCACTGAGGCTAAGCACGACCTCGTCACCGTGACTGACCAGGTGGCGTTGAAGGAAGTCGAAGTCAAGGCTCTGGAAGCCAAACTCACCAAGATAAGGGCTCAGCTTTCCAAGTTGATGGAGACCTGAGCAGTCGCTCATGGGCATCTCCCACCTTAAGACCAATACCATTGCCGACTTTACCGGCACGGTAACGGTCTTCAACAGCCTTGGCGCGACGGTAACTGCCAACGCTACGGATCTGGTCAGGCCTAGCGACTGGAACTCTGCTCACCTAGAGCAACTCTCCTTCCTCGGCAATACTGCCGGTGTCTCCACTATAAGTGGATCGAACATCTTCTGGGCCGGCGGTAACAACATCACGCTATCTGCTAGTGCGGGTAGCGTCACCATTTCTGGGCCAAACACTGTTGCCCAGTCGATCCAACCAGTAGCCTTCAGCGCTCAAGGTGGATCGAGTCTTTTCAGCACCCTGTCCTTCAGCAACATTGGGAACAACGTAACGTTCTCCAATTCCAATGGGCAAGTGGTCCTGAGTCATAACCTTCAAGTAGCTGGCGCCTACTTGACGACGGCCCGTGCGAGTAATGACGCTATCGGCCTGAACACAGCCCAGTCCAACGTTACCTGGACGGTCAACAGCAACGGTCTCTCGCTGGATGCGAGGAACTATGCTGGCGTTGGCACAACGTTTGCAGGAGCCAACCTCTCTGCATCGATGACGTTGAACTCCAACGGGTTGAACCTCTCGATGAGTGCTGCCGCCCCTGGTGGCGGTGGTGCTGTCAACTTCTCAGCCGGTACGACAAGCAATAACCTGCAATCTGTGGTGTTTGCCAACGCCAACGGCATAACCTTCGGCCTTGGCACCGGCGCTAGCTCGCAGTCTATCACGGCTAGCCATAACGGCTTGACCACCGCACGGGCCAGCAACGACGCCGTAGGACTGAACACGGCACAGACCAATGTCACGTGGACGGTCAACAGCTCTGGCATAAGCATCAACGGTAGTGGGTACGCTGGCACAGGTACTACCTTCGCCGGTGCTAACCTATCGGCTTCGATGACGTTAAACTCTAATGGACTGAACTTGTCCATGAGCGCAGCAGCTCCTGGTGGCGGTGGAGCGGTCAACTTCTCTGCCGGTACGACTAGCCAGAACCTCCAGTCGGTCATCTTTGCCAACGCCAATGGTATCACCTTCGGCCTTGGTACTGGCGCTAGCTCGCAGTCTATCACGGCTTCGCACAATGGCATCACGACTGGACGTGCGAGCAACGACGCGATCGGCCTGAACACGGCATTTACGGCTGGTCCACTGGCAATGACGATCGACAGCAGTGGACTATCGCTCAATGCCGCGAGTGCTGCCGGTACAACCACCGGTTTTGCAGGTGCGAACATCAGCGGTTCCATGACGCATAACACGGCAGGGCTTAACCTGTCCCTGAGCGTTGCCGCTCCGGGCGGTGGGGCTGCCGCAACTGTGTCGTATTGGCAGAACTTTGTCAACTACGCCAACAGCACGAACCAAGCGAACTGGCCAGGGTCTGGTACAAGTGGCCCGATCCGTGTCTGGGGCTATGAGTTGGAAGAGAACGTCGCGGCTAATATGTTCTCTGTGCCGCTGAACCTGACCTTCGGTACGGCCGGTACATCTAGCGGCAGTCGCACAGTTTTCGTGTACGCGGCCATCTATACTCAAGGCTCTGGTGCAAGCACCTCCCTCCTGTCGCTGCTGTACAGCGCCTCGTTCAGCATTGGCCATTCGTATAACAACAGCAGCAACACGCTCAACCATCCGACGAGCACCAACTCTGCCGGTTATACGACGGGCACTGTCAGTTCTGGCGGCTTCAGTATCTCCTCTGCTTACACTGGATTGAAGGCAGTTATCTTCCCGATTGGCGCACAGACGCTGACTCCGGGACGGTACTACCTAGGCATTGGCGGCCACGTAAGCAGTGCGGGTGGCACAGGTCTTGGTCTGTCCGGTACGTGGCTGGGCTTGCAGCACTCCGGCAACCTTGCTCCGATGGGTTCGTACTCAACAGCGTTCAGCAGTGGTTCCAATCTGACCCGACGCAATGGTGGTGGTCCGGGCGGTCTTCTTGACTGTGTGACGTATACCCTGTCTGCCACAAGTCTACACGCAACCATGGCTATGTCGGCATTTGGTAAGTCTGACCTGGGTATCATTCCAATCGCTTTCTGGTCCTCTACATAATGGCAACTGTCGCTTTCGCATACGGTATCGAGACGATCCAGACTCGCAGCACCAACACTGCGGGGCAATACGAGTTCGTGATCACCTTCAACTCAACTTTCTGGGACGACGTAACGGCGCAGCTGTACAATGTCACCACTGACTTCGTGGTACTGACTACGGCGACACCTGCCCAGATGAAAGCTGCCTTGATGGCTGCGATGATTGCCAAGGCCGCTGAACTCGGCATGACGCTCGTACAGGCCAACATCAGCAACATCTCGTTCTCCAAGGGTTGACATGGAAGCTGTGGTCGTCGGTCGTGGGTGGGTAGGTACAAAGCTTGGCGCTTTGATGGGCCTACCTGTTCTATCCCACACCGAGATCTTCAAGGAATACCGCAACTTCGATACTGTCATCAACTGTGCTGGTCGTACTGGCGTGCCTACGGTTGATGAGTGTGAGGAACACAAGGCCGAGACCATTACTGCAAACACCATCTTCCCGATGGAGCTGTTCTCACGTTGCTACGGGCGACGGTTGGTGCACTTCAGTAGTGGCTGCATTTACCAAGGGGGTCCGTGGAAAGCTCAAGACACCCCGAACTACGATGCTTCCATATACAGCGCGAGCAAGTTGGTTTCTGATCAGTTCCTGAAGGATAAAGCCCTTGTCCTGCGGATTCGCATGCCCTTCTGCGCCGGCGACCATCCCAAGAACCTGTTGACGAAGCTACGCAAGTATGCCGAGACTGGTCGACTGCTGGATGGTTACAATAGCCTTAGCGACGTAGATGAGATGATTATGCATGCGGCCAATCTCATCACCGACCGCAAAGTAGGTCCCTGCAACCTAGTCAATACCGGAGCCATCTGGACTCACGAATTGGCTGAGATGATGGGGCTGACGCCGCAGTGGTTTAAGTTCGGGGAGTTCACCAAACCACGGTCAGAGTGCCGACTGATTCCTTCCGTAGTAACCCGTCCTGTAAGAGAAGCTCTAGAGAAAGCCTTGAATTCATGAAACCTCAACTCGTCATGCAAGATTTTGGAGGGTCGCATAACAAGGACCTATCCAAGACCAACATTCGTCTGCTGAAAGGTGGTAGTTGGAAGAAGCAGCGTATCGTTGTCATTTTACCTGCGGCCGATCTGATACCGGCAAAGGTAGCCCTGACGCACTGGAACCTAATCTTTCCGCCCAATAACGGTGTGGTACGGATTCTGGCACAGGGCATGGAGGTGGGAGACGCCTACTCCACCGCCATCGAACAGGTGCTGGGGCATCCTGAGCTGGGTCAGTGGGAATACCTTCTGACCCTTGAGCACGACAACACTCCGCCAGCCGACGGGCTTCTGAAGCTTCTTGAGCGACTGGAAGAGCGCAAAGATCTCGCCTGTGTCGGCGGACTGTACTTCACCAAGGGTGAGGGCGGCGTAGCCCAGATCTGGGGAGACAAGAACGATCCTATTCCGAACTACCGACCGCAACTACCAGATCCCAACGGCGGACTGGTGGAGTGCTACGGTACCGGCATGGGCTTCAACGTCTTCAGGCTGGCGATGTTCAGGGATCCTAGGCTTAGAAAACCTTGGTTCCATACTCAGAAGGAGCAAGGTGTCGCTACGCAGGACCTGTATTTCTGGAGTGATGCTCAGAAATATGGGTATAAATGCGCTATCGACTGCAGTGTGCGTGTTGGGCATTACGATCACATAACTGATACTAACTGGTGAGATCATGGCAAAACGGAAAGCAAAAGCATTGCCCGTTCAGGAAGTTCTTCGACTGGACCTGGGCTGCGGTAAAAACCCTCGTGAAGGTTTCGAGGGTGTGGACTCGATCGACTTCGGACAGAAGTACGTTATGGGGCTTGCAACTTTTGTCCATTCTCCAGGACTGCAAATCGACCCACTGACGGACAAGCCGTACAAGGTCACATCGCTTGGATACGCTCAATGGCCCTGGGCTGATAACTCAGTTGAGGAGGCCAACTGCTCCCACTTCATTGAGCATTTGACCGCCTCCGAACGCATTCACTTTGTCAATGAGCTGTATCGTGTACTCAAGCCGGGAGCTAAGTGTAGTGTAGTCGTGCCTGCTTGGTCCAGCGCTCGGGCATACGGCGACCTGACCCACCAATGGCCGCCAGTCTCAGAGTGGTGGTTCTTCTACCTGAACAAAGCTTGGCGTGATGTGAATGCTCCACACAACATCACCTACAGTTGCAACTTCGACTGTACCTGGGGATACGGCATGCACCAAGCGATTCAGGCCAGAAACGTCGAGTATCAACAGCACGCCCTGACGTTCTTCAAGGAAGCTGCTCAGGACATCGTCGCAACCTTTGTCAAGAACTAAGTGACCACGGCATTTCAAACAGATGCTTTTCAGTCAGATGCGTTTCAGATATGTGGCGGGAGTACTGGCCCGGTAGCGATCCCGCTAACAGCTTTTCAACAAGACGCCTTTCAGCTGAATGCATTTCAGATCTACATCACCGACATAGGCGTCATCCCGCCTGAGCCGGAACCAAGTGCTGACTGGTACGTGGTGATGCGCAGAAGGAGACGGTAATGGCTACTTCCAAGGTAGAGATTGTAAACGTTGCGATAGCCTTTCTCGGATCCGATCCCATCACGGATATTACCGAGGCGACTAACCGCGCTCGCACGGCTAACGCCCTTTTTGACGGTGTACGAGATGCTGTCCTAAGGGCTTTCCCGTGGAATTTCGCAACTAAGCGAGCCAACCTGCCATCGGCTCTGCCCGCCCCAACCTACGGGTGGTCGTACTCTATTCCGCTGCCGTCAGATTGCTTGAGATTGCTCTCGGTGGAGGCGGGCCAGGACTACGACGTTGAAGGTCGGCGCATTGTTTCGAATGCGTCTTCCCTCAACGTGACCTACACGGCCAAGATCACAGACGTCACCCTCTACGACTCGCTGTTCTGCCAAGCACTTGGGGCACGGCTGGCCCACGCCATGTCTAAGCGAGTCACCGACTCCGACGCCGGTAGGGATGATCTGTGGGAAATCTACAAAGCCTTTGTTAGGGAAGCGCGCAGCATCGATTCTCAAGAGGGTAGAGCCACTCAGGTCGACGCCTCCACCTGGACTGATGCCCGCGTGCTCGGTACCACTGGCTATACTCAGCGCCCGTACGCGTAATGTCGCGCTACTCCGTATCAGCTACTAACTTCACCGCAGGGGAGATCTCTCCTAGGCTGCTTGGCAGAACTGACTACGCCAAGTACGCCAACGGGTGTAAGTCGCTGAAGAATATGCTGATCATGCCACACGGCGGGGCAACACGTAGACCGGGCACCCACTACGTGGCCGAGGTCAAGGATTCGTCTAAGGCTGTTCGACTGGTCCGGTTCGTGCCATCAGTAAGTTCGGCCTACATCCTTGAGTTTGGCGACCTGTACATTCGCTTCTACCGGAATCATGGACAGATCGTCTCTGGTACGCCGGTCGAGGTAACTACCACATACACTCAGAGTGAGATCTTTGACCTGTCGGTAGTAGCCTCGGTGGACGTGTTGTACATCGCCCATCCGTCGCACAAGCCGGCAAAGTTGTCGCGACTGTCCGACACGTCCTGGTCGTTGGCTGACGTCACCTTCAATGAACCGCCGATGCTTGACGTCAACGCTACCACGATGACAATGACGCCGTCAGTAACGACGGGTAATGGCACAGTAACTGCTTCCGCCTCCTACTTTGCTGCCACAGACGTTGGTCGGTATATCCGCATCAAGAATGGGGCCACGTACGGCTACTGTATTCTGACGAGTTATGTCAGTGCTACTGTCATGAACATGACGGTGATCAATGCTTTTCCGGCAACAACTGCCAATGCCACCTGGTCTATCAGCCCTTGGAGCGCTACCCTAGGCTATCCAAGGGCGGTGACGTTCTACGAAGATCGACTGTGGTTCGGTGGTTCAGCTAGTGAGCCTGAAACCATCTGGAGCTCTAACTCCAGCGACTACGAGAACTTCTCCCGCTCTAATACCGCGGGTACGGTCGTGGATACAAGTGGCATCGTGGCCACGCTGGCTTCTGATCAGGTGAACACCATTCGATGGATGCGTGGAGACCCTTCATCCTTCCTTATCGGAACGTCTAGCGGTGAATGGGCTATTGGCGCCTCGACGAACGATGAGGCCATCACTCCCAGCAACCGACGTGCTAGGCAACAGACGACTCGTGGATGTAGCGGAGTAGCGCCGATCAAGATTGACGGGTCGACGATCTACACACAGACCTCCGGGCGTAAGGTACGCGAGTTGTCGATGTCTGAGTCGAATTTCCAGTTCGTCTCCAGCGACATCACTATTCTCAGTGAACACATCACCTTTGGCGGTGTTAAGCAGATCGCTTATCAACAAGAACCGTACAATGTGATCTGGGTAACGCTGTTGAACGGTAATTGTGTCGGTATCACTTTCAACAAAGAACAATCTGTCGTTGCTTGGCACCGGCAAATGTTCGGTGGAACGGATGCCTTGCTCCAGAGTGCCGAATGCATTCCTGCCCCAGATGGCACCTACGACGAGACCTGGGTAGTGGTGGAACGGACTATCAACGGCGTCACAAAGCAGTACGTCGAATACCTGGAAAAGGAGTATGATCCAGAGGATACAGTAGACACTGACGGGTGCTTCTTCGTCGACAGCGGCTTGGAGTACTCAGGTGCTAGTACACTGACCCTTTCTGGTCTTACCCACCTAGCCAATGAAACTGTGGCCATTCTTGCCGATGGCACTATTCACCCCGACAAGACCGTCTCAGCTGGTGGAGTAGTTACTCTTGATCGTGCTGTAACTACCGCCATTGTAGGTCTACCCTACACGTCAGAGCTGATTCCAGTGGATCCTGAAGCAGGTGCCGATCGTGGCACTTCTCAGGGCCAGATGAAGCGGGTGCACAAGCTAGAGATTCGCTTCTACAAGACATTGGCGGCAGACTTTGGCAGAGACGAAGATACACTGGAACCCGTACTATTCAGAGATGCCTCAGTTCCGATGGGCTCCCCCACACCCTTGTTCACAGGTATCAAGAGCCTAGACTTCCCTGGCGAATACGAGAGAGAACTTGGCGTCCTTATTCGCCAAGACAAACCGCTGCCCTTGACTGTGCTGTCGATCGTTTATAACGGAGTGACACGATAATGTTCTGGTTCGCTATTGCTGCAGCGGTCATCGCGGCCAAGGCTTCCAAGAACCAATCGGACGCCGCTGCCAAGGTTGCTCAGAAGAATGCCCAGCTTAACACGACCAACTCCTTAATCGCGGCCGACCAGGCAGCGGCTGAGGAAAGTCGTTTCAGGGACAACTACAAGCGCTTCCAAGGTAAGCAGGGGGTTGCTCAAGCCAAGAGCGGTTTTGAGGCCTCAGGTTCTTACCAGGACGTGATGGCAGATAGTGCTTCACAGGCAGAGTTGGACGCCCTGACTATACGCTACCAAGGCAAGATCAAGAGCATGGGCTTCGAGCAGCAGGCAGAAATCAACAATTTCGAAGCCAAGACGATCAAGAAGAACGCTCCATTGAACATGGTCAGTAGCGCCCTAGGTGGCTATGCTGCCGGAAAATCGGCCTTCTCATGAAGATCCCAACTTACCAAGCTGAGAGCAATCCCAACACCGGTGCCGTTTATCGCGAGATCCCGGTAGGGCCTGCTATGGCAGAGGGTCAGGCGCAACTCAACTTCGTTGCGGCACTGACGGCGGTAGGTAATACTGTTACCCAGGACAATGCTCGCGCCAAGGCAGCTCTTGAGAAGAAGCAGCATGAGGAAGCGGTCGTCTGGTCTGATGGCATGGCCTCGGCTATCCGAATGGATGCCACGAAATTCCAGGAAGAGGCGACCCTAACGATGCCCCCTGGCGGTGAGGGCCACGCCAATCGAGTCGACAGCTACTACACTACCAAGGTGAAGCAAGCGGAGGAGGGAGCACCTTCGGCTCAAGCTGCCCAGATGCTGCGACTGCGTACTAACGAGCAGCGGGCTTCATTCTACGGTAGCAGCTTGCAACAGGAAGCCACCGAAAAGATTCGCTACAAGTCTGGACTGATCTCCGACGGTACCAAGACAGATGCTCTACACATCTATGCCAAAGGTGCTTTCGGACTAGGGGTCTACATGGATCCGGGTCAGATGCTCAAGAATCCGGTGGACTACGGCAAAGCCCTTGGTCCCAAGTCTGAGATGTACGGGTTGTACTCTTCCAAGCGCAATGCTATTGCCGAGTCGGGTCTGCCTACACAGGTCAAACAGAACCTTGTTGCTACCCTCGACAAGGAGTTCACCGAGTCGTATCTTTACAACCGGTTGAACAATGATCCGCACAACCTTATACAGGAGCTCAAGTCTAACTTTAGCCAAGCTTTTCTCGAAGGTCAGGGCATTAAGCCAGATCAGAACACTCTGCAGAGTTTCCTGTCAGCCGCGCAAGCCGCGGACAAAGCCAGGATGCATCAGTTCAAAGGGCAGGTTAGTCGTTGGATGGATGACAATATCGCTTCCATTCAGTGGAAAGGAGCAGAAATAGAGGCTCCGCTTAGCCAAGAAAGCACTATGATGGAGGCTGTCGGCGAAGACAACTGGGCTGAGTATCTGAACAAGCGCACGATTGCTTGGGGTGTACGCAAGGGGCTAAACGCTATCCTTGAGAATCCTCATCCTACCAACATGATGAAGGTGTTGGAAGATCACCGTAGAGCTGGTGTCGGGGATGCTACGGCAGAGCAACGTCAAATCTACGAACAGTTGGCCGCTGCCGCAAGTAGCTTTCAGAAGATGGTAGTGACCGATGGCGCGACCGTCGCAGCCGAGGCTATGAAGAATGCTGATATCAAGGTGCACGATAACTACGGGCAGATGCACACCAACGATTCGTATGCTCGAGCTAGCGCTGCCATGCAATATCAGAAGATGGCTGGCTTGCCGGAGTACGGTCAGCAGCCTATTCCGGTGGATG